CGACCCGCTGGCTCGCCATAAGGCGCACTTAATTCGCCTGAACGCCTAAACCATGTCCGTCACGTTCGACGCTGCCAACAAGCGGATCGTGCTCAACGCCGGGGTCACGTCGATCACGGCGCAGGCGCTGTATTCCCGCTGGAAAGAGTGGGCGCAGGCGAACGCACAGTACGACGCAGCGTTCCGGGTGGTGGGTGGCGACCCCATCGGGGGCGGGCTGTTCGTGGCGAGCTATTTCTTCCTGATCAACGGCTGGCGGGTGCGCCCGTTTGAGGGCAATCACACGCTGGTGATCGATGGCAACTTGGTGGTGGACGGCGGCGGTGTGCCCGTGGTGCCGACGCTGGGCAGCTTCAATGTGAGCACCCAGTTCACGGTGCCGGTGCAGGCGCAGGGTATCAGCACCAGTGGATCGAGCGGGCCGACTGCAGCTGACATTGCTGCGGCACTACTTGCCGCCCTCCAAGCAACCACCATACCGGTGGACACCCGGCGCATGAACGGTGCTGACGTGGTTGGCAACGGCTCCGAGGCAGACCCGTGGCGAGGCGCCGGTGTTTCACCTTGACGCTTTTTCAGTCAAGTCCTTCTCTCCGCGCTCTTGGTCCTTTCCTGGCGCTGCGACTGAACAACCTAGCCCAGTTTTTAGGCCCGGTGGCGGCGCCTCTCTCGGCCCTGACCCGCTGATACAAAAGCGAGCCTTGATGCAACGCAGAAACGAGGCTCTTCTGATCGCGCTTCTTGCTTGAAAACGAAATTCAACCGAAGTCGATAAATCACGCTTTTGGTCATACTCGGCATAAACATATGACCACCCACCTTGCCCTCAAATACGCCGCGCCTGAAGGCTTCTTCAAGCGGCTATTTCACCGGCTCACCGCCGCTCGTTTAGCCCGGCTATGCAAACCGCAGCGCAGCCACCTCAGTAACCCATCTCAAACCTTTATTGACTGGAATCCACCATGCCCATCATCACCGCAGACTTCGCCCTTCGCCTTTCTGGTGGCGCAGGCAACTCCGTCGCCGACGCCTCGCTCGGCGGCATCAAAAGCTCCACGGTCGTTTCGACCGCTGTGGACGCGCTGTTCGATGCCGTGGCCGCAGCCGACGCGCTGGCTGGCGACGTCGAATACCGCTGCATCTACCTGCACAACGCCAACGGCGCGGACCTGATGACCGCTGCTCGCGTCTGGGTTGCTGCCAACACCCCACTGGCTGGCACCACACTGGACATTGGCGTGGGCACCTCTGCTCTCAACGGCACCGAGCAGACCGTGGCGAACGAGAACACCGCACCCGCTGGCGTGTCGTTCAGCGCCCCGTCTACCGCAGGCACCGGCCTGGCGCTGGGCGACATTCCGTTTGGTCAGCACCGGGCGATCTGGCTGCGCCGCACGGTGAACGCTGGCTCGGGTTCGTCGGCCAACGACACCTGGTCGCTTGGCTTCGACTGCGAGACGGCATAAGCCATGCAATACCGCACCCACGATGACGGCCCATTGACGACGATCCGCATTGAACCCGGTGCGGTGGTGGTTGAGATGCTGTTCGATCTGCCCATCTGCCACACCCGGCTGCACTCGCACACCTTTGACCACACCATGCACTGCGTTCGCGGTGCGGCGCGCATCATGATCGACGGCAAGGCCAGCGAAGTGACGGCGGGTGACAGCTACCTCGTTGAAGCTCACAAGCAACACGGCGTTTGGCCGCTGGAGTTCGACACCCTGCTGCGCTGTGTCCACGAACACGCCGACATTGACCCGAGCAAAGCGGGCGACGGCATCCCGCTGGAGTGGCTGGATCGGCTCACCGACAAGGTGGCGGCATGAGAAGCGCGAACTTCGTTGAAGAAACCACGACCAGCATTGCAGGCACGGCGGGCAACGGCGCGATCACGCTCACCGGCATTGCATCGGTGCCCCGCTTCTCGACGGTGTTTGGCACCCAGGCCACGACGATCCGCTACGTGATCGAAGACACCGTGGGCAAGCGGTTTGAGACGGGCATTGGCTCAGTCGCAGCCAACGTGCTCACCCGCACCCGCCCGCAGGTGACATGGGACGGCACCACGTATGACGATTCCACGCCCGCGCCCATTGCGTTTGGCAGCACGCCAGCGAGCGGGAATGTCAAGGTGCGGCTGAGTGCGACGGCTGAGAGTCAGGGCGTGGTGATGCCGGGCAGCAATACGGTGGTGGCTGGAGGCGAGCCGTTTTGGCAAACTACCCCTATAACCCAGCACATTCGGACAAACACCAACGGGAACAGCGCCCCAGCCGCAGCAAACACGGAGTATTACTGGCTGTACCAGTTGACCAAGACTGGGCTGCTGGACCGGGTAGGACTCAGCGTAGGGGTTGCGGGTGTTGGCGCGCTAGTCAAGACGGCGCTTTACTCACTCGGTCCGAACGGACTGGCGGGACGGAAGATTGTTGACTTCAACATCATCGACTGCTCCACCACCGGTGGCAAAACAGACTCAGCCACAAGCACTTGGTCGACTGCCGGTCCTGTTTGGCTAACTCCCGGCTGGTATGCCATCGGCATGATCGCCAGCGTTGGTTTCTCGGTGTGGGGCGCGTCACCCGCTGGGGCGGTAATTTCTTCCACGCCTTATGGCAGGGCGACCGGTTACGGCGATAGCAGTCTGGTGCGTATTTCCGGGAAAAGCTACGACACAGGGCTTCCTGCCGAACCCTCATACGCAGGCGCAGCGCTTGTGTCGGCTCACGAAAGCATATCGGGCGCTTGGATCGGCTTGGGGGTCACACCATGATCGACTACACCGAAAAAGGCTCCGGCCTACACCAAGCGATCCGGCAAGCAGGCCACTCGCTGCACCAAGAAAACGGAGAATGGATCGCCAGCGACGATGCCGCTGTGCAAGCCATCATTGACGGCTACACGATCGCCCAAGCGCAAGCGCTCAAGCAAAGCGAGATCAGTGCCCACGCCAAGGCCTTGCGAGACAAAGCCGTGGGCAACATCAGCGCGGGTGAAATGGCAAGCTGGCCGATCAAGCTGGCGGAAGCCCGCGCCTTTGCAGCCGATCCAGCCAGCCCCACGCCCATGCTGTCAGCCGAGGCGGCGATTCGTGGCATCACGGTGGCAGACATTGTGGGCAAGGTGGACAACAACGCCACCGGGTTTGCCGCGCTGGAGGCGCAGATTGGCGGGGTTGACGGGATGCACCGCGATGCCGTGCGCGCGCTCACCACGTTCGAGGCGGTGAACGGCTACGACTTTTCAGGCGGCTGGCCCGCGCTGTAAATGAGTTTCGGCGCGTCACCGTTTGGCAGCAGGCCGCTGGGTGTTGGGCCAGATGCCGCGCCACCGCCAGCCCTGCCCACACTGGTGCAGCCCGCCAGCACCACGTCAACCGGCGCATGGACGCCCACAGGTGCCGCCACGCTACACCAAGCCATCAACGAGCCCACCGCCAGCGCGTCGGAATTCATCAGCACCAGCGGGCTCAGCAGCAGCGGTCCCTACACCTGCGCTATGCAGCTTGCCGAGGCGGCATTCCCCGGCGCAGCCACCCAGCGCCTGAGCTACTGGGCCAGCAGCACGCAAGGCAGCAGCCTCACGGTGACGCTCAGGCAAGGTGCCACCCAGATCATGACGCGCACGCACAGCCTCGCCAGCACCGACACGCTCTACACCCAGACATTGACCGCCCCGGAGATTGCATTGATCGTGGCCGGGCCGATGACCGTCGAACTCACCGCATCGTAAGGAAACATCATGGCCATCACCACCCGCGACCAACTGATCAACGCGCTGGCGAACAACAGCAGCCGCATCGTGCTGGACAAAGGCAGCTTGGGCAACCAAGCGACGGGCCGCATGTGCAGCATGTGGCGCTCCACCGGCCAGCCAGCGCAGGGCGCAATCCCGACCGCTGCGGCGCTGTGTACCAACGCCACGCTGGGCGGGGTGGGCTTTGCACAGCAGACCGCGCCATCTGAAAGCTATCTGGCCTATATGGCTGTGCTGGCGTCCAACAGCGCAATGTCGTGGGAAATTCACGACCGCATCGCCCACATGGGCGGGCTGGTGCTCAACGTCACGACATTGCAGACCACCAACCTGCCGCTTGACCTTGACGCACTCGCCCCGCCAGCCGACCGCATCGGCGACGCCAATTTCAGCGATGTGCAGGCATGGCTGGAGGTGTACGCCGACGGCGGCGGTACCGCATCGAACGCCACGATCAATGTGACCTTCGACAACAACAGCACCGGCAACCTGAACACGCAGGCCGTGGGCGGCACGATCCGCGCCGGCAACATGTTCTCGGTCGAAGCACTGCGCACCACAGCACAGCAGGGGCTCAACATCAAGCGGATCAACTCGGTGCAGCTTTCAGCCAGCACTGGCACGGCGGGCAACTTCGGCTTTACCTTCACGCGCCCACGCGCCTACTGCCCCACGTACACTGCCCACAAGAGTGAGGTTTACGACTGGGCGCAACTGGGCTTGCCGGGCGTGCCAAATGGCTCGTGTCTGCAATTCACGGTTGTCCCGTCCACCACATCGTCGGGCACGCTGCGCGGCGGCGGCGGCAAGATCGCCCACGGGTAAGCCATGCGCGGCATCGGCACCCGATACCCGCGAGGGGGATCAGCCGAATGGCTGGGCGACGGGCTGGCCGCGACGATACTGCGCGATGAGTTTTTCGGGCCACCCGCGCCGCCCCCGGCGTTGGTGCAGGCGACGGTCACTTGGCTGGCGTTTGACACGGATGCGACCAGTTCAGCGATTGAACTGACCGGGTCCGGGTCGGCCCAGGCTTCTGCCTCGTCGTCCCTGACCACCTCGATTCGGCTGGCTAGCTCGGCGTCAGTGCAATCAATTGCAGTCGCCACCCTAACCACCCAGGTTTCACTTTCTGGATCAGCTACCGCTACCTCTCAGCCCAATGCCACTCTGACCACGGCTATCCTCCTGCTTGGCACCGCCCAGGCCACGGCCTCCGTGGTGCAAGGCAATCTAACGGTGGGCAGTTCCATGCTGGCAGCAGCCGCTGCTGTGGCCTCGGCCAGTGCCCAGCTAAGCACGGCTATCAGCCTGCAGGCTTCGGTTGCCGCCACGGTGGTTTCTGGTGCTCAGTTGGCCACCGAGGTGCGGCTGGTCACATCAGCGGCGGGGGCGGCTTCTGCCTCCGGCTCACTCCTCACCCAAGTCAGGCTTGCATCTGCTGCGACGGCTACCGCCTCCAGCACTGCAGGCCTTTCTACTGCGGTACAACTTGCGGCCAGTGCTCAGGCCACTTCCACGGCACAGGCTGGGTTGCGGGTGGGTGTAACCCTATCGGCTGCAGCCAGTGGGTCGGCGTCGGCCTCCGCACTGCTGACCACAGCAATCTCTCTTTCTGGTCTGGCACAGGCCACGGCCTCGACGGTGCAGGCCACCCTGACTGTTGGCGCGACCATGTCGGCCACGGCGTCAGGGGCCGCCACCGCTTTCGCTACCCTTAGCACCGGTCTGGTACTGGCTGGCACCGCTTCCGCTGTCGCCACTGGCAGTGCTGCCTTGCAGGTAGGCGTATCTTTGCAAGGTGCCGCCCTAAGCACTGCCAGCACGACCTCTGGGCTGACTACCAACCTTCGCCTTGCTGGCGTTGGGGCAGCAGTCGCCTCTTCCTCTGGTGCCTTGCGTGTTGGAGTCACCCTCCCTGCTACAGCACAAGCCAAGGCCACTGCCACGGCCCTGCTCGGCACCGGGATTCGGCTGAGCGGCACAGCCCTGGCCCTCTCCAACTCCAGCGCCTCGTTGCAGGTCGGGGTCCTTTTGCAGGGGGCTTCGGCGGGGGTGACCACAGCCGCTGCGACCCTCAGCACGGCGATTCGCTTGGTAGGGTCTGGTGGGGCTTCTGCCTCGGCGGCTGGCGCTATCGTGATAGATACGCTGCTGGTAGGGTCGGCCACATCCTCCGCCTCCGCTGCAGCCTCGCTATCTACAGGTATTCGACTAGAGGGCTCGGCCTTCGCCTTGAGCACCGCTTCGTCCAATTTGACAGTCGGGGTTCGCCTTCAGTCAAGCCCGCAAGCCACTGCTGCGGCAGGGGCATCCCTATCAACTTCGATCCGCCTCAATGCCATAGGCGCATCCTCCGCGACGGCCTCCGGGGTTCTGACAGGCTCCGCTGCCCAGCTTCAGACCTCGGCAACGGCTAAGGCCACTGCCGCTGCGAGCCTCAGTACCGACATTCAATTTGTCGTCAACACCTCCGCATCAGCCCAGGCCACGGCCACGCTGACAGTGGGTGTGTTGCTTGCTGGGCATGCCCTGTCCTCAGCCACTGCGCAGGCCGGGCTGACTGTCGGGGTGGCGCTAACCGGAGAGGCCCTATCTCGCGCTTCTGCCGTGGCGGAGCTAGGCACTCTGATCCCCACAGGTCAATCTCTTCAGGTGGAGGTTTACGCAACAACAATTACCGTTGGGGTTGCCGGTGGCATTTCCTGTTGGGGGTATTCCGAAGAGGGTTAACCCCTACGTCAGGTCAAGAACCTCTATACTCCAGCAACCAATAATACGAAGGAGCCTTTGTGTCCAACCACAGAATCCCCCAAGACCCAGGTCCGGTGGCCCAGTCTTTCCCCCTCGGGCCTCACGGGTCCAAGAAGATTTGGTTCGACCCGACAGTCAACCTCGGGCACATCTTGACCTTTCTGGGCTTCATCTTTTCCATCTTTGTTGGGTGGACGATCCTGGACAAGCGGGTCACGGTTCTGGAAGAGCAACGCCGTCTTCAGGCTCAGATCGACCAAGCCCAGGACAGTATGTCAAGCCAGAATTTGAGACAGATTTACGAAAGTCTGTCCGACATCAAAAAGTCTGTGGAGAAGATTGGCGACCGCCAAACAAACAACCAAGGGCTCCCCCGATGACCATCAAAGTCTCTCTCATTGAAGATGCCAAGAAAGCATTCGGCTTCTCCACCTTTTGGGTTCAGTACATCGCCGGGGGTCTGGTCACCACCTGGGTCACGATGCCGGATCAATACCAGACTGCCATCCTGGCAGAGCTTGGCCTGACTCCAGATCGCATGATTCTTTTCGGGGCCTTCATGTGGGTTGCTTCCACCATGCTGGCTCGCGTCACCGTGGTGGAGCGCAAGCCTCCATCCTCCAAGCCCTAACCCTGAAGCCTTATGCTTGGTTCTATCTCCGTCCTCCTGCTCAGTCTGGCCCCTGCCTCTGAGTCCTCTGGCGGGGTGCTCACCGGCCCTCCTACACCATTGCAGAGACATCTGGCTTCCTCCTGTGCGGGGCACCTCACCGGCCTGAAGCCGCCACCCAGCAGCCCTCTGGTGGGCCTTCTGACCTCTTTATCAGGCACCTTGCCGGTAGGCGGTCTTTGCAGCCGCGCTCATCCGGTACGGACAGAGGCACCAGCTAACTCTTTAGGAGTGCGTCCATGATTACCGTTTGCTCAGGCCACGGAGGCGGCAAACCCGGCAACACCTGGGGTGGGGTTCATGAGGCTGACCTCATGACAGAACTGAGATTCTTGGTCGCCCTTAAGTTGCGGGAGTCCGGGCAAGAAGTGGTGGAAGACGGGGGGCGTGGAGAAAACCTCTCACTCAGCCAAGCCATCCAGTTGATCCACAAAGCCTCTCTCGCAATTGAGCTTCACACCAACGCCTCTGACAACCCCACGGCGGAGGGCGTTGAGGTGATCTCTATGCCCGCCCACCGCGAGAGGTCCCAAAAGATCGCTAAGGCCATTGGTGGCACCTTGATGATCCCGACCCGCAGAGATCAGGGATGGTGGGACTACACCAAGGTGGGACGCACCCTGGGCTTTGCCGCACACGGGGGGTTGATCGTGGAGGTGTTCTTTCAGAGCAACCCCAGTGAGCTACGTAAGTACCAGCAGAGTAAGTGGCTGGTGGCTTCCGCCATCGCCAGGGCGGCGCTAGAATGAACTTCCTTAGCTGGCTCAGCCCGCAGTCCTTGCTGCTCTGTCTCTCGGCGGTGGGTGTCCTGGGGGGTGGCTACCTGTGGCACCGATCTGACCTGATTCAGCAAGGGCGTGAATCCTGCCAAGCCGAGCAGCGTAGCTTTGAGAGTGAAATGCTCAGAGCCCAGGCTCGTGAGATCAGCCGCCTGATCGCCACCTCGAAAACCCTACAGGACGACACGGATGCCAAGACTCTACTTCTTACTGAGTACGCTGCTAGGGCTCGGAATGCTGAGCGGCTGCGCTCCGTTCAGAAGCAGCAATTCGACACAGCTCTTGGAGGTGCGACTCCCGAGAGTCTTCGTCGACATGCCCAGGCCAGCTACGACAATCTTGAAAGATGTAGAGGCCACATTGACCGACTTGGACAAGAGGCAGTCAGAGGCGCAATTGCTGCTGAAGCCCTGAGTCGCAATCTAGATGACTGGGAGGCAGCCATTCCCCGTCTGGTAAACCCGGTAGCCGCCCCTTAAGAGGAACTGAGATGAGCGTGATTCAAGTACCCCAGTTAGGCCTCGCCGCCTACATTCGAATGCAAGGCCAGACACTGCTCAAGGTGGAGAACAAGATATTCTTTTTCGAGTCTGACAGGACAGTCTCTGAATGGCGGGCAGAGTACGTCAACTCTGAGTCCATGAGGCACGACTCTCTGGTCTGTGACTTGCGGCAGTTCCTTCGCTGATTTCCCTGCGTTGTCTCCAGGGGGTCGAAAGCCCTCTTTGCGCCTCCTGGCCTCAAAACCAGGAGGTCTTTTTTTCTCTTCTTTATTTGACAAACCTGCTTATTCTGGTATAATAACTACATGGAAGGAAGAAAGGTCTCCTTCCCCACTGCCAAGAAAGGGCACCATCATGAGCTTCTACGTTCCTTACATGATTCCCGGCGAAATCGCTCTCGCCTTTGCCATCGTCGTTGCCGCCAGTGCCAGCGAGGCTGCCTGTGCCATGGTCCGTGGCTGCCCTGCTGCCATCGTGGTGGGTTACCCTTCCGCTGCCGCCTAAGGGGGTCACCATGAAATTCCAAGTGGTCTACACCATGGTGGCTTACACCAGGAAGCGCAACTTCTTTATGCGATTCATCAACGCCAACAGTGCCAGCGAGGCGGCTGGGTACCTGCTGAGGGCCTTGCCAAATGCCATCGTGGTTGGTTATCCGCAACCTGCGTGATTTGACAAACTACTCAAAGATGGTATAATTCATTGACGGCGGGGAATCCCCCGCTGCATACAGGACAGGAGGTCCGCCATGCAAGTCTCTTACTTCGCCAACAAATACGCCGGGAAATGCTTTCAATGCGGCATCCGTGTTGCAGCCTATTCCGGCATTTGCTTTACTCGCGACACCAAGTGGTGCGTCGGTTGCGCATCCTGCTGCCCTGCTGAGTACGCCGCCATCAACGCCAAGTCCATTGCTGCCGCTCAGAGCCACGAGGCCAAGCTCCAGTCACTCGAAGAGGCCCGCCTGCTGGCAGTGGCCCAGCGCAAGGCCCTGATTGAAGAGATGGGCATCGAACTGGACAAGCCATTCGACCAGACCTACCGCCAGAACTCATGGAGCGACGACAGCACTTGGAAGGTGCCCTTCAACGGGTCCGGTTCAGCGCCAGAGATTCGCCGTGTCATGGAGACCCGCGCTCAGTCCCTGTCCGGGGCCTTGCGGGCTTCTCAAGGTGCCCGTGTCCAGTCCATTGACTGGGAAAACAAGTTCATTCAAATGTCTGAGTCTGTCTCTCTTTGCGACTGACTCCAGACTCCAGTGCAATTAACTGCATTGGACAAACTTAAAAACCTGATATACTGTACTCTAACCTCACCCACAAAGGACCCACCATGGAAATGCTGAAATTAGCGATTCAAACCCGTCTGCCTCTTGTCTATGTTCGCACCGACGATGTGATCAACGTGGAGGAGGTGCTTGCCTTTATCTCCGACACCAAGGTGGTTCCGATCAACCTGCCTGAAGTGATTGTGAAGGCCGACGATCTCAAGCTGCCTGAGGCTGAGGTCCTTTACACGTCTTCTGAGTGCAAGACTCTGGCCAAGCTGTACCGCAAGTGCATGGCTGAGGGCAAAACGATTGTCTTCATCAACACAGAGCGCTCGGTGCTCCAGCTTGACGGCGGCACCCTTGTCCCTCCGAAAGAGTTGGTTCTTAAGCACCTGAGCGCAATGGGGGTGGTAGACACTCCTGAGGAGCTACTGCCTGCCTTCGGAGGTCTGACTCTTAAAGATGTCAACGAGATTGCCCGGATGTCTATGACCCGGGATGGCGCTCTGACGTCTCGTGGCGTCAATGAGACCCGTCGCGGGTACAACAAACTGCAGGGCATCACGCAAGTGGACACCGAGCAGGATTACTACGTCTGCCCGTCCGAGCTTGACAAGTGGCTTGGCGCTAACGTGGGCTTTTTCAAGTCACCTAAGCACCCTAGCCTGACCCCGCGTGGCTTGTTGTTTGACGGCCCTCCGGGTACCGGCAAGACCCTGGCTTCAAAGCACATTGCCCAGCAGTTTGGCGTCCCTCTGTACCGCCTGGACCTTGGGGCCATGATGGGCAAGTATGTGGGTGAGTCAGAAGGCAACCTGAATGCCGCCCTGGCTCAGGTAGACGAGGTCGAGCCTTGTGTGATCATCTTGGACGAGGTCGAGAAGGTGTTTCAAGGCACCAGTGATACCGGTGTGACGTCCCGCCTGCTGAGTCAGTTGCTCTGGTGGCTGCAAGAACACAAGACCAAGGTGTTCACCGTCATGACCACGAACAACAAGTCCACCATCCCTGTGGAGTTGTACCGGGAGGGTCGCATTGACAAGACCATGCAATTCCTGGGAATCGAACTCTATGAAGACGCCTACGTCTTTGCCAAGGGGGCTTTTGACGCCATGCTGCTTGAGATGGGTGGTGAGGCCTCTGCTGTCGAATACGTTCGCCTCCAGAAGGTGGTGAAGGCCCTGTACGCCGATGGCAATCCGGTGCCTCAGTCACGTATCACCCAGTCCACCTACGCCCTTGTCCGTGAGGTCCTGAGCGAGCCTGAGGTGGTTGACCCAGCACCGCCCGTGGAGCCTGTCAAGAAAGCCTCTATCAAGATCAAAAAAGCGGTGGTCGCCTAAGTCCTGATCTCTGCCCTTACCCCACCCTACCTAAGGAGTTCCTATGTCCTTCACTCAAAAAGCACAGTCCCTTTTCCCTTCCGCAGTCTGGACCGGTCAAAGCAGTATCCACACCAGCATTGCCCGGTCCGGGGATGTCCCCTATGGCATGGATGATTCTGAACAGTTGATGGCCGTCATCATGAAATCAGACATCGCCGCCTATATGTTCCGAGTCGTGGAGAAGAACTGCCCGGGCATGGAGTGGCTGCTGCCTCCTGAAGCCTTCGACCAGTTGATCAAGGCTGACCTGTACAACCTGCTGACCGGCAAGGCCACCACGATCACCAAGTACCGTTTGAAAAACCCGTTCACCGGCAACTATTTTCACCGGATCACCCTCATGGAGGAGCAGCAGATCGTGGGTGGCATCCGGGTGTGGCTGTCGCCTGTCTCTAGTCATGAGTGCTCGTTTGGCTTTCGCTTTCGCCTTGAGGAAATGGAGCATAGCAATTCAGACTTGACCACTTCGCAGAAAGCTCGCCAGCATGCTGAGGCCTTGGTCGAGCAGCTTGAGCCCGTGATGATTGAGATCAAGGAGTACGTTGCCAGTACCGTGGTCGAAATGCCCAAGGTGTTTGAGGAATACCTGCCTTTGTAATCTCGGGCCTTAGGGCCTTTGCTGTCTTTGCAATCCACCAAGGAATGAAATGAAAAAAGAACCTGTGATTTCCACCAAGTCCCTCATGACCAATAGCACTGCCAAGGCCGACCCTAGTCTGGGGCTTGGCTTTGCTCTCGGCGCTATGAAGTCCTACCCGGGGTCTGACGGCTTTGACTATTACGAGTTTGGCTCGGTGCCTTCCGGGGTTGATCCGTCTCTCACCTTTGGGCTGTCTATTCGCGTCTGGCTGGCTACCGCCAAGCCTGAGACCCACTTGAACTTTCGAGTCCGGGTAGGGGCTCCGACCCGCATCGTTAACGACAAGCCTGTGACGGTGGTGGCTACCTGGGCTGACTTCACCAGCCTGGGCCTGGACGACTGCTACACCGATGGGGCCTCTGCACCCGGTCCGGACACGCTGTGCAAACAGCACCGCAGCATCTCGGGTCGCTTTGACGTTCGCCGCGAGGGCGGCTACACGAATGAAATCATCTCTGACTTGCAAGAGTCAGACTGCTTACAGACGTTGTACGACACGATGGTGTCTTTGGTCTCTGATGCAGTGTTCATCCCTTCGGATCAATTCATGTCTGCTGTGGCCCGCATGGTTCGCAACGCCCTGGCCCATGTACCGGCCCCTGGTGTCAAAGATGGGCCTAAAGCCTTGCTGACGTTCATACCTTCCACCAAGAAAGGCACCAACCCGGCTACCGGTGCTGTCACTAAGCCTTCCAAGGCGGTCAAAACGGCCCTACACGGCGACATTGGGCTCTGATCCACCCTACCCCCGTACACCCAGCAAAAAGACCACCACGGAGCCTCCCATGAAACGCCTACCCTTCCTGCACCAGGCCCAACCATCCCCGCCCCCGGCAGCCCACCCACCAGCCCCACCACCTCCGGTTCCTTCCGACCTCTTGGACCACGTCCCGATTGGCTTTGGCCAGTACAAAGACAAGACCCCCGCCCAGGTCGCTGAAGAAGACCCTAGCTATTTGGTGTGGGCCTCCGAGAACATCCCTCGAAAGCTGTGCAGTGAGGCCTTGCTCAGGGAGTGTCAGCGCGAAGTCAGGGAAGCAATCACCAGTAAGCATGGACACCTCAGTGACTACCTCAACGATTAGGAGACTGCCCTATGACATCTTTTGTCTTTGAACTCATCCGCAAGATGCGGCTGGCCTACTACCGTGCAGCCTTAAACCACCTACACCCGTCCCACGAAGACGTGCCTTCCATCGTTCAGATGATCAGTCACATCGAAGATCAGGGCTCATTCAAATGAGACACCTCATCGTTTTCCTTGCTCTTAGCTCCGGCATGCTGTCTTACGTTGCGGTCACCGACCAAGACTGGGGTGCAGCCCTGAGCCACATCTACTTCATGGGCTTGGGTGTCTTTGCCTGCCTGCTCACCTTCAACAACCCACCCCAATGACTCGGATCATTCGCGGCAAGGCCGCCGTTTCCGCCTACCTCTCTTCACGGGGTGGGCCGACTTCGTTTGCTGGGTATCTCACCCCTGAGCAGGCCAAAGCTGCTGGTGATACTCGTAAACAGGGAGAACTTCGCCGTCTGGCATCTGCGCGTCCATTGCGTTGTGTCAATTGCGACAACATGGCTTGGCGCTACGGTGGCACCGGTATGTGCTTCTCATGTACCACGGGTGAATCCGACGCCAGCAAGGACTACGAGTTGGTCAGTACCTGGACCCCTCGAAAAGAGCAACGCAAACAGACCTCTGTCTTTAAGGACCATCATGATCTATGACCACGACTGGAACCCAGTCAACGACAATGAGTACCACCAGCGACTTTTGGCGACCACCATCTTGCTGGTCCGTGCTGCCGGAGGTTCTATCACCATCCCCGAACAGATGCTCAGGGCCCTGGCTAACACCGGCCACAAGCTGAACCAGACCGCCACCCCTGATGGCTCTATCCTCTTGACGGTGGAAGACGTCACGCTCCCGGTAGGAGACCCATCGTGATTCAATGGGACGAACAGAGTCAATGCCTGACCGACTACATGGGCTATCCGATCAGTAGGACCGTCGCGCTGGAGTACCGCCAAGCCATTAAAAGGCACCTACAGCACTCGGCTGCCGACCTAGCAGGGGTTGCCCTGCGGGTGACACAAGAAAAGCACCCTGGCATGCTTCCTCAGTTGGCTTTTGTACCGGGTGACTACGAATGAGCAACCCGACTGAGTCCAAGACTTTGCAGCCGGGTAGCTTGGCGTTCTCTCCGGTACTCTGTCGTGCCCTTGGTATCTGTGGTGGGTTACTTGTCCAACAGATTCACTACTGGTGCATGGGGCGTAAGAACTTTGTTGACGGCCACTACTGGGTGTGGAACACCACCAAGTCCTGGTCTGAACAGATAGGGGTCTTTGATGAGAGAACCATTAAGTCCAACCTCAAGTCACTGAGAGACCGGGGCATTGTCATCACGGCCAACCACAATAAGACCTCTTATGACCGAACCATCTGGTATCGGCTTGACTATTTTGTGCTGGCTCAGGCCATCGAAAAAGACCCAGAAAGCAGTCAACTTCACGACCCATTGGGAAATTGCATCACCACCCATAGTGAAGCCACATCACAGACAATACCAAAGACTATCTCCGAGACTACAACAGAGATTCCATGGCTCGGGGCTGCGCCCCTCTCGGACGAAAACATTCACTTAATCGAGGAACCACCCATGCCAAAATCTACTGGGACGGCTGCTGCCATTCTTGCCGAGTTCGCCAACAAAGGACCCGTGTCCAAAAGTGCCAACTCTTCCGGGTCGCTTCAATCACTCTGGAAGCACCACGTGCCTAAGCACAATCCCGAGGTCAAGTTCATCCCGGAGTTCACCATCAAGCACAAGGGGCAGTTTGGTCTGCTTGCCAAGTCTCTTGGTTCCCGCGCCGATGTGGTGCTGACTCACGTGGTGAAGAACTGGGTTGGGTTCTCTAAGTTTGTGGCGGCTCAGACTGGTATCAAGCAGACCCCAGACTCACCTGAGTTAGGCTTCTTACTGAAGAACGCCGGGGTAGCTGCCAACTTCTATTTAGCGGCCCACGCAAAGACTGAGAAGCCTCTACCCAAAAAGGTAGACTCAGTGATCCCAAAACCTTCCGTGCAATTAACTGCACAGAAAACCGACACCGCCTCCGTTGAGGATGTGATGGCTTGGAAGAGTTGACCTTCCCTTGTGTTGAGATGTGAGGTATCCAAAATGACCATAGAAGAAATTCCTCAAGAGGCGTTCACCTCTGGGCTGCTTGACCGCGAGGTGCATGATCGCCTCCTGTCCGACATTGATCAAATCACGACCAAAGCCGGGGTGCCTCGCTCTGCTGTATGGACCGGCCTGTCCAAAGCCTGCACTCCCAGCGAGGCCGAGTGGGTTCGTACGCTGAGGGCCCCTTCCGACTCAGGTCTGATCTTTGTCGGCTCTTTCGAGATTGACGTCGAACGCAAGATGCAGGCTATCGCCGGGGTCTGTCTGCGCAACTACACCGATGCTCGAATGATGTCGGTGCAGGACGTGCTACGGGCCCTCAAGTCCGATTCAATGCCACCCTGTACGGTGCTCCTGGTCCCTAACTTTTGCCTAGCCAAGGATGACGGAGGGGACATCCCAACCTGGGAGGTCACCAACTTGATGGGCTTACTGATTTTCCGTTCTGGCCGAGGACTTAAGACCATCCTGTCCTGCCCGTCCCTGTCTATTGTCGAGAAGCAGTACGGTGCCTCGTTTAGAAAGCATCTCCAAAGCCGCTACGCAATTGCCACCCCAGACGGTGTGCAGGCTATTGAATAAAAACACCACCAAGGAATCTCGTGAGCACAGTCGGAAGAAAGCTACTCAGTTCAATCGTTCATCAATCAGACCTTCAGTCCTACATGAAGCTGTCTTTGGAGGAGTACCTGTTTAAGGAGACCGAACTACCCCTGTACCAGTTCATTGAGAATCACGTCAACAAGTATGGCAAGGTGCCAAGCCAACTCACCATAGAAGGAATCCCTGGCTTGGAAGACGCCATCGTGGAAGCCCCGGAGCCACCGACCTATTACGGGGACGAGGTGGAGAAGCGCTACCTGCACAACTCTCTGAAGGCCACCGTTCAGGAGGTCTCTGGAATCCTGCAGGACTCGATGCCTGAGGCGGCCATGGATGTTCTGATGCGCTACACCGCCACCATTTACCAGAAGCGTCGGCGTCGGAGCCTGTTTGACTTCCGGCAGGCCAAAGACCTGATCTTGGATGCCTACCTAAAGCAAAAGACCATGAGCAACGAGGTGTCCATGCCCTACGGCTGGCAGACCCTGGACGACATGAGCGGAGGTATGCGCGAGGGCGACTTTGTGACCTTCGTAGGAAGACCAATGGCGGGAAAAGCCCAGCCTATGGATTCTCGCGTTCTCACCAAGGACGGCTGGGTGGCGATGGGCGACATCAAGGTAGGCCAGCCCGTAGCCTCCGTGGACGGACACCCCTCAGTGGTTGATGGGGTGTTTCCTCAAGGCCTCAAGCCGGTGTATCGCTTCACGTTCCAAGACGGACGCACCTGCAAAGCCACAGATGAGCACCTGTGGGAGGTGTGGCGCCGAGACTGGGAGGCCCCGCGCATCATGACCACACTGCAAATCAAGGAGGCCTTGCAATCAAAGCGCAATCTAAAGCGCCTGAGCATTCGCATGTTCTCTGGTGATTACGGCAAGGAAATGCCCTGCAAGTTCAGTGCTTACACTCTGGCCGCACTGGTTGGAGATGGGTGCTTCCGAGCCCCAGCGCCAATGTTTTCTTCCGCAGACTCAGAGATCATCCAACGCTTGGGCCAAGACCTGAAAGCCAGCGGTCTGTTCATGGTGCATACCCGCAACTATGACTACCGAATCACCGGCAAGGATTACAAAGTCAACCAACTGCGTGAGTGGCTGAAGGACTTGGGTTTGTGGGGCCTGAAGTCCGAGGACAAGTTCATCCCTGAATGGGTGTTCCGGAGAGACCATGCCTTTCGAGAAGAGTTTCTTCAAGGCCTCATGGATACAGATGGGACTGCAGGCAAGAATGGCTCCACCTCATTCAGTTCCAGTAGTCAAAAACTGGCCCACGATACCCAGAGGCTGGTGTGGTCCCTCGGAGGTCGGGCCAACGTGGCGGTGAAATTAACTGCACACCTACCTTCATACCGGGTGTCCATCGTGATGCCTGATCGGTCTCGCCTCTTTTGGCTGGGTCGCAAAGCTGCACGGGTTCAAGATGACAGGACTTGCAAGGTCAACACTCGACTTCGAATTGAATCGGTGGACTACATCGGGGAAGAAAGCTGCCAGTGCATATCGGTGACCCATCCGGACCACCTGTACGTCACGGACAACTATGTGGTGACCCACAACACCTTCAAGCTCCTCTACACCGCCCACAATGCCTGGACCACGGGCCGCGTCCCTTTGTTCGTGTCCATGGAGATGATGGTGCTGATCATCACCCAGCGCTTGGCTTCCATGCACACCAAGAAGAAGCTGACCGACCTGATCAAGGCTGAGCTATCCACCAAGGCATTCAACGCCATGATGCAGGGTCTAGCGGCGGTGGGTCAGAGTGAGACCCCCATGTGGGTGACGGATGGCAACCTGACCTCCACCGTCGATGACGTGGTGATGTTGTGTCACCAACTCAACCCTTCCGCCGTTTTTGTCGACGGAGCCTACCTGATGGACCACCCAGACAAGCGGATGAGTAAATGGGATAAGCAAGCAGAAAACGCCAGGGCTCTGAAGCAGCGGGTAGCCACTGATCTCGGCATCCCTGTGGTGGCTTCTTACCAGCTTGGTAAGGGGGCAGCAAAGGAGAAGAAGAAGGGTAAGGGTCAGCCTGACGGTATGGAGGACGTCCACGGCTCCGATGAGATGGCGCAACTGTCGACCGTGATGCTCGGCTTGTTCGACGATGAGAACGACATCGAGGCCAAGAAGAAGCGCCGTGTAAAGATTCTCAAAGGACGAAACGGAGAGACCGGAGGCTTCGACATCAATTGGGACTTCAGCGCCAATATGAACTTCACCGAGTACCTACCTGAGGACCCATCCACCATGCAGATGGAGCACATGGGCTGAGCATGGTGTACACTTCCGCCAATTCCTTGGTGGGAATTACTTGTCCTAGGGCCTGAAAGTCCTAGGACTTTTTTTTCCAGTTATTTATTTGACAAACCCGACAAAGATGCTACAATCCTCACAAGCAACCCACTAAGCAAACCCACTCAAGAAACCCCCTTTCAAAACCTATGTCCTCCCTCAGTTATTTTGTTGTAGCCAAGACCCTTGATGGCCGTCACGTGGTTCTGCCAGAAGACGCCAAGCCCATGTCTCGCAAGGACGCCCTTCGGCTCAGTTCTTTTGTGCTGAACCCTGACCGCCAGGAGGCCTCCGGTGCCCCAGCGGTCTACGTGATGACTCAGGTGGTCGAGACCATTTCCACCCACCGCCAATAATCTACCCCCACCAAGGAGTCCACCATGCCTATCAGTATCACCAAGACCAAAGAAAAAGCCCCTGCCACCATCGCCCCGCCAGTGGCGGCAGTGGAGCCTAGTCAGCTCAGCGATGAGGAACTGGCAGACCGGTATGGCTCACTGGACGATGAGGTCAATGCCTTGATGTCCAGCCCCGTTCTGGTTCGTTTCGAGGAAGTCAAGAAGGAGCTTGCCAAGCGCATGCAGTCCTATGAGGCTACCGATGAGATTGAGATCAAGGGGAAGCACTGGATGCTGGAAGTCAGCGCCTGTTCCAAGTCTCCTCGCAAAGTCGTAGACAACGCCAAGGTGATGAAGTTTCTCGGCAAGGAAGACTTCATGAAGATCGCCAAGGTTGGAATCGGTGACGCAGAGAAGTACCTCACTCCAGAGCAGGTGGCGGAGGTGGCCAGTGCCACCAGCTACACCAAGAACCGTTCGACCACCGTCAAGTTTCTGGGTTGAGTGCAATTAACTGCACCATGCCGACCATGCTCAAAACCCCTCAACGCCTTGACCTTCCGACCACGCATCAGGAGGCCATGCAGCAGCTTTCATGTTGGGCGGACCTGTACTGGGGACTCCAGCAAGTCCCGCTAAACAGCCGTCAAATGACCGCCCTGCTTCACATCTCGATGTTTGACCGTTCGGTCTCAGACACTTCGAATGCCTCTAGCGCCTCCGAGATCGAGAGGGTGCGCTCAGAATCTAGCGGCAGGTTCCTCTTTGCCGTGCTGGAGTCTCGACTAAGGTCCATGTATCTACGCCTGTCGCTACCCGCGATGCTGTTCCTGGAGTCTTTGGCCACCAGCCCCGGCGACATCGTGATGATGGCAGTCGCTCTTCGATTTAAGTTCAAGGACCACGACGCTGAAACCGAGGTGTCCCTGGACGAGTTGGTGGAGAGGGCCTTCTCTCACGGCTACCCCGTCAAGGATGATCTGTCCTACGCCTGGGAGGCTCAGAAGGTTTCCACCAAGCAATCATTCAATTCAGACAATCTGCTCGACATCGCCCCTAGTGTGTTTCATACCCGTGAAGCCTGAAAAAATCAAAGCCCTGTTGCCTCTGGTGGGGAGTTCCTATCTGGGCTCCCGCGCCGGGTGGGTGCTGGCCACTTGCCCTCTCCCATGGAACCATGACGGTCATGCGGCAGACGCTTTCGGTGTGTCCCACTCCTCGAAGAAGAAGTCTCGCTACAAGTGCATGTCCTGTGGCTCCGGTGGGGACTTGCTCGACTTGATCTTTGCCCTGAAGGCTGGCTCCAAGAAGTACCCTGAGTACGCCAGCAAGTACAAGTTTGCGCTGGCAGCGAACCTGATCAATGCAGAGTTCGAAGAGATGGCTATTGCCATTGAGGACATCCCAGACTATGAGACTCCCGTCATCAAAGAAGAGACGGTGTTCCCTGAGTCTTGGCTGGCCTCTTTTAAGCCCGCTACAGCGTTCAAAGACGCCATGGCATACATGCACTCCCGTGGAATCCCTGCTACGGTTACCGAAGCTCTGGACGTTCGCTATGACCCCATTCAGCAGCGCGTTTGCTTTCCAGTACGGGACTTCAAAGGGCGGCTGATGGGCTTGCAGGGTCGCACCATCTCTGGGGCGTCAAGTACCTTGGCCTACAGCCAGTACGGCTACAAGAACAAACGCAACATGAACATCTGGATGGGCGAGCATAGCCTCGACCTCGACAGGCCGGTGGTGCTGTGCGAGGGACCCTTCGACTACGCCAAGATTTATCAGGTGTACCCGAATGTGGCGGCTTCTTTCACCTCTGGTCTGTCCAAGGCTAAGACCGTTCGCATGGGCGATGCAGATACGATCATCACGTTCTACGACTATGGCAAGGGGGGAGATGCAGCGCGTGGCTACATCAAGAAACACCTACCCGGCTACCACATCATCAATCTGATCCCCAGTAAGGATGAGGATGATCCAGGGAGCATGGAGCCGTTGGCTATCATGCAGTACCTAGAAGAGCATGTGCCTTTGACTTAGTCAGGGGCTGTGTACCAAGCAGTGCTATCGGCACATTTTTAACTTACCAAGAAGGTAAATCATGGCAATCTCATTTGTAAAAAAGACCGTTTCCGTAGGCCCTACCCAGTATCACACTCAGGACTCTCAAGCTGAAGACCCTAGCGAGGCTCCCTGGTCCGAGGAGGCCACGGCTGAGGAAGACTCCGATGCGGAGCAGCCCGTGGCCGCACCTGTAGCCGTCAAGCATGCACCAGTCGCAGCCAAGCCCTCCGCCCCCAAGCCCTCCGCCCCCAAGCTGTCGTTTATCAAGCGCGGTAAGGAGGCCCAAGCGGTTGCCGAAAAGGAGCAGGCCCAGCAAGAGCAGCGCAGCAAGAACAATGTTTTCAGGTTCTGGATTCCAAAAGACGCGGCAGGTGACATCACGTTTTTGGACGGCAATTTGGTTGACGGTATCCTCGACATCCCGTTTTATCACGAGCACCAGATCAACATGAACGGGTCATGGAACAATCACTTTATCTGCACTCAGGACGAAGAGCCCTGCCCTATCTGCGAAGGTGGAAGCTCCCCCTCCTACGTTGGTGTGCTCACGGTCATTGATCACAGTGAGTACACCAGCAAGAAGGACAACAAAGTCCACAAGGACAATGTGAAGCTCTTTGTTGCCAAGCGGGACACCATCAAGGCCCTTCAGAAACTGGCCGTCAAACGCAACGGGCTTCGCGGCTGCCGCTTCGATGTTTCTCGCACCGGTGACAAGTCACCTTCGGTGGGCAACATGTTTGACTTCACCCAGAAGTACACTGAGTCTCAACTGTCCGCGATGTACAAGGGCAAGGACTTCGACAAGTCCAAGCCGATTGACTACAACACCTATTTGGCCGGTCTCTACACTCCCGCCGCTGAGTTGCGCAAGCTCGGATTTGGCGCGATGAGTGCTCCAGTCGGTGCCGCTGACTCCGGCACTTACGAGATGTAATCCATGGCAACCACCCCCAGACCTCTTTTGCAAGTTCTCCACGCCAAGCCAATCAGCGTAGCTGCTGGTGCGGTGTATCCCTACAACCCTAGTCTGGTTAGTGCTTGTGAGCGGCAGTCTAAGTATGACGCCGACGAAAAGTTCAACCTCTGTCGGGTCGTTGGGACTGAGTTTCAAAAGAGAATCTGGGTGCCCAGGAACATGGCCCCTGAGATCACCGTAGACCTCAGAGCCGATGGGCTTGACTATCAGTTCAACTCTACGTTTGTTCCTCGAAACGAAGAACAGAGTCGGGTTATTTCAGAATCCTCTAGCCTTTTGCTGCAGGGTATCAGTCACATTTTGGAAGCACCCACCGGCTTCGGTAAGACTTGGTGCGCCTCTGACCTGATCTCTCGGGTCAAGAAGAAGACCATCATTGTGGTGACCAAAGAAGACATTCTCGACCAGTGGGTCGCCGCTATTGAGAAGCTGCTGTCTCTTCAGGTGGGCAAAGGTATCGGCATCGTCGGAGGTAACAGATGCGATGTGATCAATCGTCCGGTCGTTATCGCGATGGTGCAATCAATTGCAAAAGACGGTAGGTACCCGGAGCACACCTTCAAAGACTTCGGTCTGGCTGTATTTGATGAGTGCCACCGAATGGGTGCAGATTTCTTTAGCCAAGCCTGTTTTCGAGTCCCAGCCAAACTGCGCCTAGGAATCTCGGCCACTCCGGATCGAAAAGATGGGCGAGAAGAAGTGCTGCTGGCTCACATTGGCCGCACTATGGTCAAGACCGAGGCAGCCCCGTCTACCCCTCGGGTCACCATGCAGGAAAGCCCATGGCAAATTCCTCTCAAGCGCAAGCTAGACAAAGAGGGGCGTATTGTCATGAATGAAGACAACACCGTGGCGATGGTCCAGCTACCTCACAGCCCTGGAAAGTGCGGACACATCGTCCGCATGCTGAGTCATCACTACGGTCGCAACGCTATGATCGCAAACTTTGTGAAGCAGGCCTATGACGCTGGTCGCAAGGTTCTCGTTCAGTCCGACACCAAGGACCACCTTGAAACCTTATCCGCCCTCATTTCAAGTTCAGGCGTCCCTACTCCAAAAATCACTTACTACGTTGGTGGCATGGCCAGTGCGGCTCGTGAAAAAGCCAAGCTAGGTCAAATCATCATGGCTACCTATCAGATGACGGCGGAGGCAACAGACATTCCGACGCTGGACACCCTGGTAATGGCCACTCCTAAGTCTGACGTTAGACAGATCGTGGGTCGGATTTTGCGGGCTTTCGAAGGTAAGAAGGAGCCCCTGGTATTTGACATCGTGGACTCAAGCTCCTCAGTCTTCAGCGGTTACGCCAAGAATAGAAAGGCGTGGTATGGCTCTGTAGGTGCCAAGGTGACCTCCTTACCAGCCCCCCGTCCCATTGACAAACTTCTTAAACCTAATAGAATGGTCGGAACTTAAAAAGGAGCTACCTAATGACCCGCGCCACGATACCCCTGGACCCTATCAAGCAGAAAGCCAAAGCCCGCATTGCCTACAACAAGTGGTGGGCGGCAAATAGGGAAAAGCTCAACAGGGAACGCCACCTTCGTTACCAGACCGACCCCGAGTACCGGGCCCAGGCCGTGAACCGACAAGCCCGCTATCGCAAGGCTGTAGGGCCTCTCGTTAGAGATGGGACTAGGCATCGAGTGATAAAAGGAGTCAAGACTCAGGTCTTCAGTATGTCTCAGACTGCCGAGTACCTGAGGCGAGGCCTACAGACAATTAGAAACTGGGAGAAGGCTGGCCTTATCCCGACCCCCACTGTCGGAGGCGTGCATCGCTGCTACACCCCCGGGCAAGTGCAACTGCTGCAAGAGCTTGTGGAAATCTATGACCGCCTTGCGCGGGAGCCCGCAGCCAGAGCCGCAGAGATCAAAGAGAAGTCCCTTGAAATTAAATCCAAATGGAGCAAAGCATGACCGTTACTGTAAAACCTAAAGCCCCGGCCCCCGTGACTGGCCACCCACCCAAGGCTAAGCCAAAAGCCTTGAAGACCGGTCCAGCCCCGTCTATCCCTGAGGATGGCACCTTGCCTATCAGCGATGTGCAATTAACTGCAAAGCAAGGATCAGCCTCAGTCACCAAGTCCTATAAGGACGGAACCGTGATCGAGTCCCACGAAGACGTGGGCCCCCCTGTGGTTGCCTCAGCCCCGATGGCTAATGTCGGCCTCAGCATGGGTATGACCAAGACCCTGGCTCAGTACGAGAACGTGAAGTTCCAGGTCAGCCTGTACCTGCCGTGCGCGTCCGACCCTGAGGAGATCAACGCCACGTTCGAGGCGGCAAAAGAGTGGGTCTCCGAGCGAGTAGAGCAGATTGCACAAGAAATCCAAGACCAGATCGACCAATAATCACCACAGTCCCACCAAGGCAGACAATGACTACAACCACAGAAATTCTCAAAAAAATACACAAAGACCATGGAAGTTCTATTGCTGCTATTGGAAGCGCCAAGCAAGAAGACGTACTGAGAATCCCGACCAGCATCTTCGCTGTCGACCTCGCGATGGGTGGCGGCTTTCCAATGGGTAAGTGCTCTATCGTCTACGGGCCAGAGTCCAGCAACAAAACCAACATCGTCCTGTTGACCATCTCGATGGCTCAGATGATGTTCCCTGCTAAGCGGGTCGTCTTTGTTGATGCCGAACACTCATTCAACATGGGGTGGGCCTCTAAGCTGGGGGTTGACCCAGATCGCATCATCGTTGTGCAGCCTGAGCATGCCGAGCAGGCTGCCGACTTGATCGAGGCGTTTCAGTATGCCGATGACGTCTGCCTAATCGTCCTAGACTCTATCGCTGCGCTGGCAACCCAAAAGGAAATCGAGAACAGCGTCGAGACCATGGCTGTGGGTGGTGCCTCTCTAACCGTTGGCCGTCTATACCGTAAGGTGACCGTCGCTGCCAACCGGATCGCCAACCAGGGTCGCACCGCTCCGGCCTTCATCGCGATTAACCAGATCAGGTCCAAGATCGGGGTTATGTTTGGGAACCCTGAGTGCCTCCACGCCGATACGTTGGTGAATTTTGTTGATGGGCGCAGCATACCTATCAGAAAGGTGGTGGAGGAGAAGATAGACGCACCCATCTGGGCATTCAACGAGGATACTGGTCAGTTCTTTGAGACCAAGATTCTGAGCCACCACTACAACGGTGAGGCCAAAGATGGGGACTTCTTGGTTGTTTCGGCGCAAGGGGTGGATACCAAGAATGGGGTATTCAGTGCCACCGTGACTTACACTCACAAGTTCTTGACCTTTGGAGGATGGAAGACTGCTGGAGAACTTGAGGTAGGGGAGTTGCTACTTACCAAGTACCGCTCTGTTATCTCAGGGTCACTGCTGGACTTCCTTGCTGGTGCGTTGTGTGGTGACTCCACCCTATTCAAGCCCAACGCAGGGTTAAACTGCGGTCTGAAGTTCCAAGACAGTCAGAATCCAGAGTACGCGGCTTGGAAGGCAAGTCTGCTTGAGCCGTTCTTCAACGTCACAGGGTCTGACGGTAAGTTTGTGGTTGCTCCCACCTACGATCTTGGGAAGTTCGGTGAGCAGTTCTCAGGGTGCCGCCACCCTCAGGGGTTGTTCAACAACTTCTCTTGGCTTGGCTTTGCTGTGTGGATCATGGATGACGGGCATTACAGTCGTGACCGCTACATCCTGAGTGTTGGGCGGTTCAAGGACGACGAGCAAACTAAGGAGTACATATCCGAGTGTCTGAACGCTATTGGCCTTGATCATTCTTGGAACGGCAAGAACGTAGTCTTCACCGTGGGTGCCAGCAAGGAAATTGCAGCTAAGTGCAGAGAGTACGCTCCTGATTGCATGGACTACAAGTTCCCAGAGCAAGTAGTCGGAACTGGGACGGTTCTGTCCTTGAAACACAAAGGGGTGCAGTACCTCCCGACCTATACTTCTGTCACCTCAGTAGTACAAGCCTCCTCACGGAAATATCGTGATCGCGGCTTGTACGATTTGCACATTGAGGGGCACCACAACTACCTCTGTGGGAATATGGACAACGGGTTCGTCGTGCATAACACAATGCCCGGAGGTAACCCGCCCAGGTTTGCCTCTTCCATGACCCTGCGCGTGTATGGTAAGAACGTCATGGACAAGAAGATCAGCGCCGTGATGCCTGCCTACAAAGAAGTTAACTGCGTGATTCAGAAGTGGAAGTGTCCCATCTTGGCCATCAACGCAACCTACACCATGCAGATGATCGAAGGCGGGGGTCGTCCTGTCGGCTTTATCTCCGACTGGAATACCGTCTCTAGCTACATGAAAGAGCTTGACTACTTGACCAAAGGAGACAAGTCGGGCTGGGTCATGAACGGGGAGAGCTACCCAACGCTGGAGGCCTGTCGTGACACGTTGTACGGTGACCCAGCCATGCTGGCAGACATGAAGGCCAGCATCATTCAGGAACTGGTGGCAAAAGGGGATACTCTCGGAGAAGCCACAGGGGAAATACCTGTGGAAGAGGCATGAGGGGCCTTGTCCCCCCCTACCTCCAACGATCCCTGAGCAAAGATAAAGGGCGGGCTGGCCGAAAAGCCGAGACCTCCCTGGCTCTTCGCCTCGGAGGTACCCAGACCCCCGGTTCCGGGGCTCTCAGTGGTGCGAAGGGTGACGTCAGAGTTTCAGACTTCCTGATAGAGAACAAGTCCAGCACTAGAAGCTCGTTTTCAGTTCAGCAGTCCACCCTTCACAAGATTTATCAAGAGTCGTTGGAGGTGTCGAGAACACCAGCCCTATCCTTTCAGTTCGTGAACAGTGAGGGTAAGTCTGAGAAGCGAGATCGGTGGGTATGTGTCCCCGAGGCAGTATTCCAAGAATTACTCAAAGGCTAGACATGTGGGACTTCATTAAAAAAGCGACCCCCGATGCGTTCAGCATCAAGCGGGAGCTACACAGCAGCCTCGCTGGCATGGAAGACCCCCGCCCTCATTTCCCTTTGCGGGCTTCCGACTTGCTTAGCCAGACCCATGAGTTTTGCCCTCGCGAGCATGCGTTCCTAGACCTTGGGGTGGCCAAGAAAAAAGGCCAGTTCATTGGTACTGCTCAGCGTATGACGTTCAACCATGGAAAGTTCATGGAGGATGAGATCAGGAACAAACATCTGCGGCACCTAGCCGTAGGTCATTGGGTTTGCTCTGTCTGCAGTAAGAAGCATCCGACCTTTGGTCCAGTCCCTATGGTCAAGTGTTCTGGCTGTGGCTACTCGAATCGGTGGCGCTATGAAGAGCCCCGCTTTGAAGACCCTTACACCTCGGTCTCAGGCGGTCTCGATATGCTGGCCAAGACCAAGACCACCAAGCTGAAAATTCTCGAAGTGAAGACCATCGCACCTGAGAAGTTCAAGGAATTGGTCGCCCCTCTGTCTGAGCATAGGTCTAGGACTACCCTTTACATGAGTCTGGCGGAGAAGAGCGCGGTGGAGCACTCAGAGCGTGTGGACACCAAGAGTGCCATCATCCTGTATGTCACCAAGTCTTTCGGATTTAAGGATGACACTTTGAAAGCCCTTGGGGTCAAGGACTCTGGCTTTTCCCCCTTCAAAGAGTTCACCATCAAGCGCGACGATTCCATCCTATCCACGCCGCTGGCCCGGGCTCGTGTTCTCAAGGTGTGGCGGGAAGATCCGAAAGGTATGCCTTGCGGCATTTGCTCTAACGGACTGACTAAAAGAGCCCAGAATTGCTCTGCAATCTCTTCTTGTTTTTCCGGTAAATATCAGAGTACACTCACATGGCCCGAGCTTGGAAAACCAAAGCACCCTGGCAAAACTGTTGTTGAATGAGACTGTGCTGTGAAATCAAAAACCATCAAGGTCCTAGGCTTGGACCTGTCCACCGTTACCGGCTATGCAATGGCTGAGTACACGGCTGGAGCGCCCACTCCCATTAGCACAGGGGAGTTCGGCACCATCTCCCACAAGAAGATCAATAGCTGGCCTCGCGTCAACGCCATCGCCGCCGATGTCATGGACGTAGTTGCCCGTAACCAGCCGGACCTCGTGGTCATTGAGGGGTACGGATTCGGGCAGATGGCCAGCATTGTTACGCTGGCTGAGATCGGCTCTACCATTCGTTTTCTGCTCTGGCAGAACGATCAACCATTCATGGACGTCCCACCGTCCAGCCTAAAAAAGTTTCTGACGGGGCATGGTAACGCCAAGAAGGAAATGATGATCCTCCACGTCTTTCAGCAGTATGGCGTGACGGTAAAGACCAACGACGAGGCCGACGCAATCGCTCTCGCTATGTTTGGTCTTTGCGCCGCTGGGGTGAAGTTCACCACGGCTCAGCGCGAAACAGTGTCGAGCATCTTGAAACTGCATTTACCACTAGGGCCGCTCCTTAGCGAGTTGCGTAGCCGTTGCAGTTAATTGCACTGACTATTTGACAAACTAAGAAAAGCTGCTACAATCACCTTAACCCGCTGAAAAAGCACCACCTAGGAGAAGCACCATGGCAACCAAAGCCCCTACCGCAAAGCTGATGAAAACCCCCTCTAAGACGACCGTCAAAGCCAATCCAGAATCGGATGTCGCTGATGTCGCTGAAGTCGCCACCAAAGTGGCTAAGACGTCCAAGGTCACCGCTGACCCTGTGGATGCCGTCGAACCAGAGACGTCTGAGGACATGATCGTCAAGACAGCAAAGGAGGTCGAGAACATGAAGGCAGAGAAAGCCTTCCAAATGGTCCCGGCCCTGCTTGACAACATTGACCACGACTATTTCCGCCTCGGCGGGGTCTTGGCAGTCATCCAGTCTCAAGGCTTTTACCAGGACAAGGGTTTCGATACCTTCCGGGCCTACGTTGAGTCGGAGTGCGGTATCCAGTACCGCAAGGCCATGTACTTGGTTCAGATTTACAACAGTCTGGTCGAGTCTGGCATTCCGTGGGTCAAGGTGAAGCACCTCGGCTGGACCAAGCTGAAAGAGCTTGCCAACATCCTGTCGCCCTCTAACGTGGACGAGTGGGTGTCGCTGGCTGAGAATGTTACGGTCCTGCAGTTGCAGGCGTACATCAAGGACGCCACCAAGGGCGAGAGCGCTGGTGACTCCCCGGAGACGGAGGTGGACCCGTCTAAGACCACCACCATGACTTTCAAGCTGCACGCAGATCAGAAAGCCACCGTGCGGGAAGCCCTCGATAAGGCCAAGCATGAAACCGGCAGTGAGTTCGACGCCGTGGCATTGGAAGCCATCTGCATTGACTTCCTCGGCTCCACCAGTAAGCTGAAGGCTGTGCCCTCTCTGCTCGAACTGATGAAGGGTAAGTCGGCTGAGGAAGTGTTGGAGGCCTTCGGTGAGGTCTTCCCAGACATCTCTCTGGAAGCTACGATGTAATCCCAGGGGGTGCGGTAGTTGGGGGTCCGCACCACCACCCTGACTCTCCCCCTATGCGATTGAAGAAGGAGCCTGAGATGGCAACGAAAAACCAAACTGCGGGCCAGAAAGCAGCCGCAACCAAAGCAGCGAACAAGGTGGGTCCGGCAGTCGAGGCCCCCAAGCCTGCTGTTAAGCCTCCCGTCAAGCCTCCCGTCAAGGCAGCCAATCCCTCCCCCGCACCGGACGTCTCAGAGACCCCCGTGCCTAAAGCCATCAAGCCCAAAGCTAAGGCTGAACCCGTGGAGGTGAAGGAGTCCCCTGCAGATACTTCTGACGCCGCAGAAGAGACTGGACTGTCTGCTGCGGGTCGTCTCGAATTTGCCGACGCCCTGCGCAAAAGACTGCACTCGGCTGGTTTCGGTATGACGCCTAAGATGGCCAAGGAAGCCGTGAAGGCCTTTGAAGAGACTGTGGAGAGCTTCCTGTCCGCTGGCTCTGAAATCAACTTCCCTGGCTTTGGAAAATTCAAACTCACCTACCGCGAAGCCTGCGAACGCCGCAATCCTCGTGACGGTGAGATTGTTCAGGTGCCTGCTCAGGTTGTCACTGCCTTCAAGGCGGGGACCACCCTTAAGAAAGCTGCGGCAGAAGCCATGCCTTTCTTCCAGTAAGCACTTTGTGGAGGGCCCAGGGACCTTCTATTCGTAGTCTGAAACCCTTCAGCAATGGATGTACAAGTAAGAGCGCGAATCGAACTGGACTCCTCCTCATTCCCTTTAAGGCCCAAGGCAGTGGGGCGACGTGGCCCATTAACGGGCCACACCTACATCTACCCTCCACTAGGATCGCCATGGACACACCTCCCCCTGCCAAGGAACCCATCGAACCCGTCCCGACTTACCCTACCCGAGGCTGGGAGGAGCGGGACATTGACCCAGACGACCCTGATGATGTCTGGACCAAGGTGCCTCCCAAGGTGGTGTCATGAATCACAAAATTTGCATCGAGTTCATCCGGAGAAAGCCCCACCACGCTTTTATCGCCCTCCGTGCTTGGCCTCAGTGGCTTCGGGTCTTGTTCATGGTGTTGGCGCTGACCGGAATCCTAGGCCTACTGTTCTACGTCACCTAGACCTCTTCACCTTCTAACCCTCATGACCCCTAGCCCCAGTCTCTCCGAGCCCGCCACGGGCCTCTCAAGCCCTTCCACGGGCACTCCCTTAACCCCTGCCCCCCGCAAGCCTCGAACTTTTCTGATCCTGACTTGTCCTTTGCATGGTGGGCCCCACCACCAGCAGTCGGCATCAGCTAGGGCTGACGAACATGGTCAACCACCTCTCACCTTGATAGTCGATGGGCCTGCTGGAATTGGCGGGGCCTATAGGAACGAGCCTGGAACTTCCAATTACCACTGGTGGACCCCTAGACCCGGGCAAGGAATCCCTCCCGGACTACCCCTGAGGCTAGCCCCTGAGTCCAGACCCCTAATCCCTCGGTACAGTCGGTAGAGGATGTGTGGGTAATCAGTGTTGATGTTGGTGGCTCGGATGGGCCTCAAAACTATTTACGGACTGACCTTTACGAAAGACGTAACAAGTTTTATAGTTAATCAAATCAACTTCCAAAACCTTAACCTGTAGAGAGATAAGTATGAGCACCCTGCAAGTAACCGAGTGGCCATTGAGTAAGATTCTTCCCTATGAGAATAATCCCCGTAGAAATCATGAAGCGGTATCTGCCGTAAAGGCGTCTTTGAAAGAGTTCGGTGCCCAGCAGCCCATAGTCGTAGACCAAAAAGGCATCGTAATCGTAGGCCACACAAGGCTTTTGGCCGCAAAAGAACTGGGGTGGAAGACCTTTCCCGTAACGATTGCTAAGGACCTCTCCGCAGCCCAGGTGAAGGCGTACCGGCTAGCTGACAACCGTGTGGGTGAGATCGCCCAGTGGGATGAGACTAAGCTGTTCCAAGAGTTGGAGGGGTTGACTGACTCCGGCATCAACCTGGAAGGGATGGGGTTCAGTGAGGAGGAGTTGGGCTTGTTTCAGCAGCCGCCCATGAAAGAAGACTTCCGATACCTGGAAGACTTCGAGGTGATCCCTGCACCAAAGCCTAAGTGGATTCTGATCTCGGCTCCCGAAGACGCCTGTGCTTCCATCCTGTCCGCCGTGAAGAATCTCGGAATCGCGGAGATGAAGATGGAGTACAGCGGATCACCCTCGTCCCACCCGGTGAACCCTCCACCTACCCAGCCCAAGCCCCATCCTAAGGCCGTCAAGGCCTGACCTCTGCCCTCTCGGCACTCTCTATCTCCCAGTATCGCAAGTCAGTGCAATTAGCTGCACCGGACTAGCTTCGTTTCAAAGGCTGCTATCGTGTCCACCGACAATTCCGACCCCATCGCTAAGGTGTTGCTGCGCCAGTGGTTGCTAGACCAGATGCAAGGGCCCGTTGACACCCGAGTGCTGGAACTCTTTGGTGGCATGGGCCACATCTATGATGACTGTTACACCGAAATCAAAAAGCACATGGCCTTCGAACTCCGTAAGGTGGACCGCCCCACTTGGCTTCAGGGGGACAACCGAACCCTGCTTCGCACGCGAGTCAACGGGTGGGACCTTTACGACCTCGACGCCTACGCCTCTCCGTGGACCCTGGCAAACGACATCTGCCGCATGCGGGAAGACGGGCGTTTCGCCATGGCTCTTACCTGTGGTATCTACCGCAGCCTCAACACCGGCAGCATCAATGGTTTTGTGCGTCAGCGCATTGGCCTGAATGGGATGGGCAATGAGACGGGCCTGATCTCTCGCTTCTACTTCGAAGTGATCAAGCTGCTGATGCTCGACTGGCAGCGGTGGGGCGTCACAGTGGAGGGGGCCAAGTACATCGGCTCCAAGGGCTCTCACCTGATTCAGTATTTCGGTGTGGTGGTGAACAAGGACAGCAGCAAGGCTTTGTCGCCTATTCAACCCAGCCCCAAGGTCGCAACCCCGCCGAGCAAGAAGACCGCCCAAAAGCAGGCCGGGATCAAGACCTTCTTGAAGCCCTCTGTGTCTAGTTCCTAATTAGACAAACCACGTTATCTGTTATACTAATGACAGCCCCGCCATGACGGGGTTGAAATACTACCGGCATCCCCACCACCAAGGAATCATTCATGCCCCTGCCTACCATCAAGTCTCTTCGACACCTCAAGCCACCCGTGCTCCCCTCCCGAGAGCCCAGCCCTGACCAGCTTGAGTTGCTAGAGCAGCCCACTCAGCCCCGGGGCTTTCGCATTGAACGCGCCGCCCCTATCAAGGGCTTTGAACAAGCCAAGCAGACCACAGGGATTGAGTGGACCAATGCGACTTGGAACCCCATGGTCGGCTGCAGCATTCACACCGCTGGCTGCACCAACTGCTACGCCATGAAGCAAGCCGCCGTCATCACCGCCGCCCACTATGAGGGGGTGGTTAAGTGGGTCAAGAAAGGCAATGAGCAAACCACAGTATGGACCGGTCGTATCAATCAGGCCCCGCCCCACATCCTGAACAAGCCTCGGACCATCGGCAAGCCTTCGATGATTTTTGTCAACAGCATGTCTGACTTTTTTCACGCAGACATGAAGTACGAATGGCAACGCGCTGCCATGCAAGTCATGAAAGACACGCCCCGCCACGTCTACCAAATTCTGACCAAGCGCCCTGAGAACATCATGAAGTTCGTCGAGCAGTGGGGCGACGAGTTTCCGCGCAATGTCTGGGTGGGTGCCACCATGGAGCGGTATGACTACACCCATCGCATCGACTCGCTTCGGGCCGTCCCTGCCTTTGTCAAGTTCCTCAGTATTGAGCCCCTGGTAGACCATCCTGGCACCCTGAACCTTGAGGGTATCCAGTGGGTCATCATTGGGGGTGAGTCTGGCCCCAACTCGCGTCCGATGAAGTTGGAGTGGGTTCAATCAGCCATCAAACAGTCTGTCGACCAGGGAGTGGCCACCTTCTTTAAGCAGTGGGGTATCAAGGAGAACAACCCACTCTGGCAGAAGGGCGGGGACAAGCTCCTGAAAGAATTGGACCCTATCGGCAAGGGAGGCTCCACAGTCGACGGCCTGATCTGGAAACAGTTCCCTGACAAGTATGAGTTCTGATATGCCCCTCGACCGCAAACGCCGATGGCCTGACCCGGGTCTGGATGGCTCTCATAACCCTCGGATCAATCACCAAGGGCACGTGGAGTACGATGCTCAGGACTCGGTGTTCGGCGTGGACATTGCCGAGGACAACTCTGACTGGGCTTGGCTCCAATGGGACAAGGAGCAACCCGCGACCGGCGAGGTTCAGATCAAAGACCAGAGGGGCCCCTCTAAGTAACCAAGACCCCCTGCCATGTACTTGTGGCAAGGTGCTCAGCCCTATAAAGAGACACTATGTCTGTCAAACTAAAACGCCTGCCCAAGGGCCCCAAGCCCAAGGATTGGTCTGAGCTATCGCATCGCAACCACCCCAAGCGACCAGACGATTACTCAGGCTTAGAGGTCTCTCGCGCCAAGTGGGCCTCCCTAAAGGAGGAGTTCTTAGAACTGTCCATCAATGGCAAGGACGTTCACTGGCCTACGTTGGCCGACAAGTACGGCTTCAAAGCCCAGACCGCTAGGCACAAGGCCTCCACTCAAAAGTGGTACGCCGAGATCGCTGAGCGGCGTAAGCTGCGGGAAGACGTACTAGAGGAGAAGCTGACTCAGCGCACCACGCTGGCGCTGGACAAGCTCAATGAAGACTTCGCTACCAACGAAGCGGCCATTAGGAAGCGTCACGCCACCATGGCTCGTGGGCTGCAGGCCCGGGCGATTGAGCGCATCAAGATGCTTGATCTAAAAGACCTGACGGCCCGGGACGCTCTGTTCATGCTGAAGTTGGGAATCGACGAGGAGAGGTTTGCTCTAGGTATGTCCCAGCAATACGATGGCCCCAAAGAGACCGCCCAGAACTCAGAGTTCAAGCCAGTGGTCGAACAAGCTGGCGGCCACCAGCGGGTTCAGAAGATCGGGCTGCTGCTGCTCCAGGCCTTGCAAAGTAGCGAGATGCAAGATCAGTTGTCTGACCCTGAGGCAGCAGGACTCGACCCCTCAAAAGACCCCACTGTGATTACCGACGCCGAGCCGAAAGAGAAGCCGTGAAGCTGCCGTCCATAACCCCCGCCATGCAGGCCAAGATCAGCACGCTGATGTCCGTCAATGGCATCACGCCCGAAGAGTACCGACAGGCGTTGGAGTGGCTAAGCAACCCCACCATCCGACCTATCGTTCCCATTCGAGAGTTCATTAACTCGCCCTACTACATGGCGGCTACCGATGATGGCGGGCGCAGCACGATCTACGATGAGGTCATGCTTGAGCTAGAAAAGATGAACAACGGAGACTACAGTGAAGCGGTGCTGACGGGCTCAATTGGCTGCGTTGATGCTGACACTGAGTTCCTGACCCAAGGTGGTTGGAGAACCATCGGCTCCTATTCCGGAGGTCTTGTAGGGCAATACGTCCCATCGACAGGGAAGGTGGAGTTGGTCCAGCCCCTGCAATTTGTGGATGAGCCTTGTGATGAGTTCATTCATTTCAAGACGAAGTACGGGGTTGACCAGATGCTGTCTGAGGAGCATCGTGTCCTGTTCCGGCAACCCAAGTCGAAGAAGTTGCAGTTCATCCGAGCGTCAGAGGTGGAGGCTCGCCATGCCAATACCACCTACGGTTTCGGTGGTAAGTTGCTGACCACATTTTCGGTGGACGGAGATGACCTGAATTCAGATGCACTGCGGGTACAAGTGATGGTTTGCGCTGATGGGTGGATACGTAACACAGAGACTGGGATGTGCTATGTCAATCTGTCCAAGGATAGGAAGATTAGTCGGGCGCGTCGGTTGCTGGAGGCCGCTAACATTCCTTACACTGAGTTCAAGGAGAATGTGGCAGGGCTCACTCGATTCTCGTTCCACGCTCCGTGGAAGACTAAGCTCCTATCTAGTTTCTGTTGGGGCCTCAGCAGCCGCTCTCTGAAGGTGATCGTGGACGAGTGTCTTCATTGGGATGGGCACAAGACCAGCTACTTCACCACCATAGAGGCTGAGGCTAGCTTCCTGAGTTACGCCGGGTCGGCCTGTGGGTACCGCACCGTGGTGGACTTTGATGCACGTGCCTTATCCCCTCATTGGATTGTGCGGTTCAACCCCAACACAGAAATCACAATGATGGGTACGCCAAAGACAGAGATGAAGCGTGCTCCGTCCCCTGATGGGAGGAAGTATTGCTTCACTGTCCCCAGCGGCATACTTGTGTTGCGCCGCAACGGGAGAGTGTTCCTAACTGGGAATTCTGCAAAGACCACCGCCGCGCTCTACACCACTGCCTATCAACTCTACATTCTGTCCTGCTACGCCTCGCCCCACGCCCTCTACGAGCTTGACCCTGCCTCCGAGATTGTGTTTATCTTTCAGTCTCTGAACCTGCGATCAGCCACCAACGACTATGAGCGTTTTGTGGCCATGATTGAGAAGGCCCCTTACTTTCAAAAGTATTTCAAGCACAACCCAGAACTGACCTCCCAGTTACGGTTTCCGAACCGCATCATCGTCAAGCCGGTCTCTGGTGCCGAGACGGCTACCATTGGAGAGAACGTGTTTGGCGGCATGATTGACGAGATCAACTTCATGAGCGTGGTATCCGGGGGGAAGAGCACCACCGGGGATACAGGGGTCTATGATCAGGCCGTGGCTTTGTACAACTCGATCAGCAAGCGCCGCAAGTCTCGCTTTGGTAAAGGCGGCAAAGTCCCCGGCATGCTGTGCTTGGTATCCTCTCGCCGCTACCCTGGGCAGTTCACGGACGTCAAGGAGGCTGAGCAGCGAGAGGACATCCGTAAGTACGGCAAGTCTTCGATCTACATCTATGACAAGCGCACCTGGGAGATCAAGCCTCCAGGGTCGTTCAGCGACGAACGATTCAAGGTCTTCATTGGGGACGAGGCCCGCAGGCCCCGCATCCTAGAGCCCGGTGAGTACGAGAAGCTGCCCGAGTCCTACGATGGTCTGGTGATGGACATCCCGGTAGATTTCATTGACGACTTTGAGAGAGACATTCTGGGCTCGTTGCGTGACATCGCCGGTGTTGCCACCTTGGCGAAGCATCCGTTTATTGTCAACCGGGAAAGTATCTCCAAGGCGCAGCGCAAAACCCAGATCAGTTTCAATCGGGAGTGGGTTGACTTTGAAGAGGTGCAGTTGCTGATTGACTCCAGTCAGATCATTGACCCTAAGTTGCCTCGCTTCTTCCACTGCGACTTGGCGATCACCGGGGACAGCGCCGGTTTCGCTATCGGCACCGTCCCCAACTTTCGGTCTATCACCTCCGTGGATGGAGCGACCGAACTGCTTCCCTATGTGCACATAGACGCCCTGTTAGAGATCAGACCTCCCAAGGGACGGGAGATCAAGCTCAACAAGGTACGTGACATCATCCATGCCTTGCGCCAGTTGGGGGTCAACGTGCGCTGGGGTACCTTTGACCAGTTTCAGTCACGGGACTCCATGCAGTTGCTGAAGCAAGCCGGTCTCAGCATCGGGTATCAGTCGGTGGACATCAACACCACTCCGTATGACTTCGTAAAGAACGCCCTATATGACGGCAGACTTAGCTTACCTACGCATAATCGCTGTGCCCTGGAACTGGCTTCGTTGGAGAAGAACGTCAAGAAGAACAAGGTCGACCACCCACCGGGGGGTTGCTTTGTGGGTGAGACAATGATCTCTTTGGAAGGGGGTGGCTCTGTGGCCCTAAAGGATATGCGCCCCTCCATGCCCTGGGCCGTTCGGGGCTTCGACCTCTCGACCAATACCCATGTGACCACGGCTGCGATCCTGCCTCGGATTACCAAGTACGCCAAAGAACTGATTGAGGTGGAGACTCAGTGCGGGTTTGTGGTGCGATGCACCCCCGACCACCGATTCCTGCTCAGGGATGGGCGCTATGTAGCGGCGCAAGACCTTACCCCCGATGATGAGTTGATGTCCTAACCCAGCTTCTTATTTGACAAACCTAGTAAACCTGCTATACTTTGAATCTCAGTGACATCCACTGCACAGCCGGAGGTTTCATGCCCCTTACCAATGAGCGAATTTTGTTGATCCAAGCCTCGGCTGTGATCTCCAGCCTGCTTGATCTCCTGATCGAACTAGGCACCTGCCCCTCGACCGTGGAGGTGTCAATCTCATTGAGTCCCGGGGCCAGCTTGGTGATGACCCCAGTAGAGGTTCTTAGGCAAGTCAACAACGCCGCTGGCATCGTCTGTACTCATATTGAACTGGTGGACACCAGTCAGTACTACTCGGCCCCTCCGTGCAATTAGCTGCAATTAGCTGCAATCCGATGACAGACTTCCACGCCCTCAAGTTCCGATTGGAAAAGGCTATCGTAGAGGCTCAGCAGGCCTCGGACGCGGTCAACGCAGTCCTGACAGCAGGTGGCTACGTTCCCCCTGGGGCGGTGGGGGTGACTCGTGCCGCCTTGCGCGAGTTACTGAGGTCCCATAAGGACGGACTGTCTATTCCAGAAATCCTGAGCCTTCTCAACCTCAAGAACGGTCAAGTTCGACCAGCCCTGCGCAGAATGCCGGAGGCATATATTGACCACTGGCGGCCCTACCACAAGGCCCGTGGGTACCGTTTTCTTTCCATTTGGTGCTACTGCGAGACCCCACAAGAAGACTGCCCTAAGCCCCTCTCTTCCCCGACCACAGTCCTTCCATCGAAACCACCTAGGAGACTCTATGATTAGCGACCATTCCTCACCTCTCGACAACCCCATCCACAAGCCTGAACCCTGGCCCGGACTCAGCAAGGAGGAACCCGCGCCGCGCATCAACAACCATCCTGCCGTGTGGCCGATGGTGATCAAAGACATGGCAGAGCGCGATCTGTCAGGCCGCCAAAAGTACGGCACACCCCTCCAGCCCCACAATGGACGGGATGCCCTGATTGATGCGTATCAGGAAGCGCTTGATCTGGTGGTGTACCTGCGACAAGCCATTCATGAGCGGGGAGGTCTGTGATGGCTCGGTCTAAGGGCAAGGCGTCTGCGACTGCCCTCAGTGCCAGTCAGTTGGCCGACACGCTTCAATCCACCCTGACGGGAAAAGACCCAGGCTTGCACATAGACACCTGTCTGGCCGCTATTGATGAACTGAGACGCCTGGAGGCCCGGGAGGCTTCCCTGTTGGCCTTGCTAGGTCTCACCGACAAGCTACTCATCGCCAGCCGGGACTACGTGGAAGAGCGTGAGCCTCAGAGTTATCTGGATGCTCAGTATGACCCTGTGCTGCAATACCTCGCAGACGTCCTACACCCAGGGGCCCCGGGCTCTCTTGTTAAGCCTACGAGTCCCACCCTTCGGACCACCTCCGACAGGGCCGCTACCGTGGACCCACGCACCAAGTGGCTTCCTATCACGAAGACCAGTAAGCCCTACTCAGGTGCCAAGGTCTTGCTTATCAATCGAGAGGCTGGCGTTGCTCAGATAGCCCCCTTCCGAGATGACGGCTGGTACACCCACTTCGCCGGACTGCCGGTGTTTGAGGACTGAGCCATGAGTTTCACCATCGAGACCGACTACAAGCTCGCTACCAACCCCGTGGCAAGAGCCATCGCCCGCACCAAGCTCACAAAAGCCGTGACCCACATGAGCCTGCGCATATACAGCCGGAGTCACGGAGAAGAGTGCGCTGACCTGTTGCAAGAGGCGGGCTGGCTGTTGGGCTTGATCGGCATGGCAGCGGAGCGCGAGCCTGCTGTCGGGCCTGACCACCCCGGCGTGCGCGTCATTCGCGGCGCCATCTCCGCCATCGAGCAGATGTCCAAGAGCGGCAAGTGGGACATCGCCCAAGCCCGAGCAATCGAGCACGGCGTCAACACCGCCATCGAACTCAACAAAGTCATCAAGCAGCAGCACCTGCTTGCCGCTTGGGACGATATGAAAGCAATGTAATGAACACAGCAAAACTCATCGCCGCGACACCAGACGCGGACCAACTCCTCGGCTACTGCGCAAGGGTCAGCAACCCTGCGAATCAAGACAACCCAGACGTGGCCGGACTGCTGCGCTACTGTGCCAAGAACGGACACTGGAGCGTGTTCGAGATGGCGAACGCCGTCATCGAGATCAACACGACTCGCGACATCGGGCGGCAGATTCTGCGTCACAGGTCGTTCAGCTTCCAAGAGTTCAGCGGGAGGTACGCCAGCTACGACTCGCTGGATGATGCGTCGGTGCGAGAGTGCCGGATGCAAGACACCAAGAACCGGCAGAACTCGCTGGAGACAAACGATTCTCTCTTGATGGAGGCATGGGAAGCAAAGCAGCAGCTTGTCCTCTACACGGCGAAGCGCGAATACGAGTGGGCACTCAGCCAAGGCATCGCCAAGGAGGTGGCCCGCGCTGTGCTGCCAGAAGGTCTGACCCCAAGCCGCATCTACATGAACGGCACGCTGCGTTCGTGGATCACGTACCTTCAGGTGCGCCTTGACCCGAGCACTCAGAAAGAGCATCGCTTGGTTGCGCAGTCCGTGCTTGATGTCCTGCGTCCTGCAGCCCCGATTGTTTTCGGAGCGTTGTTTCCATGAGCATCACATACAGAGAAGCCAACACCCTCGTTGCCCTCGCCTCCAGCATGGCCAGCGCCCACCTCGGTACGTGCGTCACCCGCTCGGATCGGTGCACCAGCATGGTCACAACAGAGAGCAGCCGGCGCAACCGGGTCGCAGAGCGTGAGCTGATCGAGTATCTCG